TTCACAGGATGCTCTTTCTTTTGTTTTTGCCGTATTTTCGGGCTTTTTCTGTCAAGCTGGAAAAGGGACTTGAACCCTCGACCCCTTCATTACGAGTGAGAATGACACTCATCGTTACAGCTTGATTTTATCACGTTTTCTTTTATTTTTATTGCTTCTGACTACTTTTTTGACTACTTTTTAATCTGCTACTATTCTATATATTTTTTCTTGTATTGTCAAGCCTTTTCTGACTCTTTATACCCTCTCCACTTTCTTCAGATACACCCATCCTGATTCATTTTTTCAACCATTACACGCAATTCGGCAATAGCCTGGTGTATTCTTTTGTGCTCTAGTTTTTCAGCGTCCGTTTCTTGCTTTTCCACCTATTCAGTATTATTTTATTTTATTTTTTACATTTTTCTATTGACATACCACCTATTAGGTGGTATATTATAAACATCAACAGCAAGGAGGAAATAAAAAATGAATAGAATAGACAGAATGACAGTTTACAGATACGTAACATATAACGACATTTTCAGTAAACCGGAAGGCTTTTCTACAGAGTCCAGCGATAAAAGCGTTGAAGAATATGAAATCGAAATTCCAAATAACCAGCTAATCGAAGACGTATACGAAAGCGAATGGGGAATAATTTGTTTCCAAATAAAGGGGAAATGTTATGGCATTTATGACGTATGCAGCTTCTTAAAAGAAGCAAAAGACGGAAAAACATTATATATGCGTGATCCTGATACGTTTAAAACTATACATTTTCCTATTATTAGTAGGAAACGCCTGTATTAGGAAGAAAGGAGTAAAAAATGAAACCGACTATAAAAGACCTGAGAAGCATCTTGAAAATTTCCAGAGCGGAATTTTCAAGAATGTACGGAATCCCAGTTCGAACGTTAGAAAACTGGGAATCACACAAAACAGAATGTCCGGCATATGTATTTGATCTGATTGAAAAATCAGTTTTGGAGCGTATCCCGGTAGAAATTTTCGAACATTATGGGGAAAAAATAATACTCAGGAGAAGTCCTAAACCGCTCCGGAAGGATTTAACAGAAAGAGGAGTGGAGTGGTTGGAACTTCCGGTTATATTGAATGACGATGCGAGTAATGCCGTCATTCAATATAACAAGAATGGTCATACTGCATACGCTATTGCAGTCGGTCGAGCTTCGCACACTAGTGATTGGTATGATGACGAGATCCAATTATTCTTCGAAACACCTCCGGTAGATGGCGACTACTGGGTATTATTCACAGACGTAATGCGTCAGGAAAGTGGACACGCTCCCACTACTATGCCATCCAAACCGAAAATATTGATTGACAAGGCGTATCAATCAGTAAAATATAGTTTTGAGGAGTTGTTATCAGGTCTGAGCAGTGAAGAAGAAACAAACAAGAGATGCGTGTGGGAGTTATTTTCTATGGGAATTACTATGGAAAGGCTTGAAACCATTCCGCATCCAGATGTTTCAGATAAAACTATCGAGGTTCTTAAGAACGCTCGATAATTAATAATGAAAGGAGGCTTTTTATGGGAGGCAGAGGTAGTCAGAGTGGACTTGGTCACTCGAACAAATATTCCTATTCAAAAATGGATCTATCCGGGAAAACCGGAACAGAAAAGCAACGCAATTATGCACAATTGTTAGCTGACAGCACATATCGAACAGCTGTTGCAAACGGAAATGAAGGTATGTATAAAACCGATACCGAAATCGACCGGTATGTCAGCAAAGAAACTGCGGAGTTAAGCAATGCTGCTTACAGATTCGTTAGTGAATCGGTAAGAAATCGAAAGACGTATGGCGAAGCGATTGACTTTCTTCGCTCTTACGGTGGATCTAATTTTTTTCACATGCAAGAAATGATTCGAACACAGGCAAAGAAAATGGGCCAAACGCCTACGCAATTTATCGATTCCTACCTTTCTAAGTCTAAACGTAAATAGCAAAAAAGGCATGTGTATATAGAAGCACATGCCTTTTTGCTGTTATACCCTCTCTACTTTCTTAAGATACACCCAACCCGATCCGTTTTTCAGCCGTCCGAATCCGTTTTTTTCTTCGGCAATCACGTACGTTCCTGGCTGGAGCTTCTTCGCACGGCTGTAGGTTTTTCCCGGTCCCGTTCTGATCGGAACATTCGCAGTTTTTGGCTGTACCTTATATGGCAGTTTGGCTGATGTGTATACTTTCTTTCCTGCATCGTTGTATACATGATACCCGGCATGCTGATCTGCACACTGCTTGGCTTTCTTCATCGTTTTAAATGCCCCAATCTGGCTGCTGGCGTTCTTCCATGTCTTGCGGACACGGTACCATGGTTTCGTGCTTGCCGGAAGAATGTCACCTGATCCGGCAATTTTTTTCTTGAACTCGTCCCACGTCCAGCTGGTTTTGTAGTGGTTATTGTGCACATACGGTGCCGGGCATACCTTGTTGACGATATCATAGTGCCGCAGGACATGGTCGGCAGCGATTCCAAGCTGCCCCATCAGCTGCTTGACCAGCCAAACACACGCCTCCTGAGTTTCCTGCGTGAAATACCATTTCGGGTCAGATGCAAGTGCAGCGTTGCCGTCACACTTGCAGCACATTTCGATGCTGATCGTGTTGTAGTTGTTGGCCTCCGGGTGCTTCTGTTTGTAATAACCAGCCGTGCCAACCGCCCACGGCACGGCATCCAGACTGCAACGCTGGTAGATGGTGCCATCCCAGTAGATGTAGAAATGTGCACCACACCCATCGGACGACAGGTCATGTGCCTGGCCGACCACGCCCAGATAATGCACTCCAATGTACTTTTTCTGATTTCCCCATGCCGGGACTCTGGATGATGATATGGCGTTTGTGATTTTGTAGCTCATAGTTTTACCTGCCTTTCTCAGAGGACACTCATGCGTCCCCTTTTTTCTCTGCTTTCTGTGTCAGTATGTCGATCGCATTGGCGATCACTGCCGGCAGCGGTATTCCCATCAGTCCGGCATTCTCTACGATGCTGATCAGCTCGTTCGCCATAAATCCGATGATCACAGCATTCCTGATGTAATCCACACCGATTGCCAGATCCAGCCGGTACGCTACCAGAACAAACAGCAGCGTCATACATTTTCTGCACAGACCTTTCCAGCCTGTCCGGCTTTCCAGTGTTCCGGATTCTGTCTTCTTGCTGTTGTGGAACACACCGGCAACAATCAGACCGGATATGTAGTCAATTGCCATGAAAATAATTAAAGTTACAAGAGCCTGATCCCAGCCTCCAAAAAAATAAGCAATCGTCCCACCGATTGCTCCTGTGATCGTGCAAACCATTTCTTTTTTCATCCTCGTTAGTCTTTCCTTTCTTGTTACTCTGTGAGAACATTGATTCTTCGCACCCAGATACCTTCGCCGTTCTCGTTGGCTGATATCATCATATACTTTGCATTATCCGGAACAGTAACGATATAATCACAGTCCCCTTCTTCTTCGATTTCTACAGCTGAAACCATTGTGAATCCGGCACTGCTGTTATCAACTGCAAAAATAATCGGATATTTTCCGCGTCCACTACCGGCTCGTGATACCATGCTCGTATGTATGATATACCGTTCGCCTCGTTGTACATTCAGTGTTGTACACTGTGTTTTTGCCCCTTCCATAAGTACACACGAACTGCCAGCATCTTGTGCTTCCCACAGTTTGCCGTCTGTGATAGACACTGTTTTTTCTACTGAAAAAATTGCCTGTACATTCCGGACATCCTTGCGTGTTTTTGCCATCAACGCCTTACTCTGTCCTGTAATACCTGCCATCTTTGTTTCCATATCTTTTACGTGCTCATTTGTATAACTCTTACACGCCTCAGCGTTATTGTAACATTCTTGGATGCTGTCATGGATCGACTGCCGGACATCCCGCCCGTAGACTGCCGCCAGTATCTTTTTTAAGTTCTCTGTTATAGCCATTCCTGTTCCCCTTTCCTATGAAAATGTCAGCTTCAATGCCGCATGCACACCACATGGTGCATTGTTGACTGCGTTGGTTGTATTCGGCATCGTTGCGGCAATAGATACCATATTACGGTTGACAACGCCCCGGTAGGACGATGCCGCTACCAGCGTGGATGCATTGCCACCATAAATATAATTCCCATTCTGCCGGATCTGCAGTCCGGTTGCCGATGCTATGCTAACAGAACTGCAGCCGACAATCGGTGTCGATACCGGAATGCAGAACTGCACTTCCTTGCCTGCGGATGTCACATAGCCAGCCGTGAAACATTCAATATTTATGCTGTCGCCCTTGGTCAGGATATTCATATTTCCGACTACAAACCAGTATGATCCGCTGTAGACCAGCTCCAAAACCGTGTACTGATCTATCAGCTCTGCAGGGATGTTGCTGTTCCGGTAATAGATTGGCTTCGCCCCTGTACTATTGACGTTCAGTGTTGGATTTGCAGCGGTGTTGGCATAACTGAAACGCACAAACACCCTTGCACCAGCTACCAGTTTGAAGTTCGTCAGGCTGACCGTTTTGGCAGCGGTCAAGCCTGACGTATAACACACGGCATAATGGGCAATGTCAGCCGTACCATTGAAATTAACGCCATCTATTGCCCGTGTTGCTTGGAGCTTTGTAGCTGTTCCTGCATTTCCTGTAATCGTTGTCGGTGTTCCTCCGCCATTGGCATCCACATAACTTTTCACTTTCTTCCATAACTCAGTAAGCCCCGCCTTATCTAGATATGCCATGTTCCTTCCTCCTTATATCAATTCACTTTACACGCAGATTGCATCAATTTCGGCATTGGTAAGTGCATCGACCACAAACAATCCGCCCAATGCATCCCATGCCTTGCCGTCCCACGCCACGTTGGTACCTGCCGGGCCGTAGTCAGATGCTGCTTCCAGGTTGTATACGTCACCGGCAACCTGCCCTGTAGTCGGCAGTTTTGTTGCATCTGTCAGGGAACCCTTGTACTTATATACGCCTGTAATGTCGGATTTCTTCGCATAGATACCAGATAAATCTGCCTCTGTTGGCAAATCATTCAGTTTTGAAAACATCGCTGGAGGCATGAGACCCATATTACCAGTAGTTGCAACTGGAATATTTGCTTTTACGGTACTTCCTGCAAAAGTGAGACCAACAGATGCTTGCGTGTAATCTTCCTCAGTATAGGCCATTGTCATGGCTTCCCATGTTCCTTTACCGCTCAGAAGTTTACCCGTATCGCCTTTCGCCGGTGCCGGTACCAGTCCGTGTGTACCTGCCGCATTAGCTGTTGCACCCTTGAAGTCAGAGTAGGTCGTGTTTGATGCCGGGATGCCTAAGCCTGTGATATCTGTCTTAGTAACTGGTGTCGTACCAGATACGTGTCCGGTTGCATCCACGGTCACTTTGTATAGTCCGTTTGTTTTCGCCGTATAACTCGGATGCACATATTTGTTCGCACCGGTTTCGATTCCTGTCAGTTTGTTCTTCTCTGCTGTCGTATAGTCGTTCGTAGACAGTCCTTTACCGCTTACTTTGTCTACCTTCCCTGATAATGCTGTTTTGATCTTGCCCCAAAGATAAGTTAATCCCGCTGTATCCAAAAAATTTGCCATAATGTTTTTCTTCCTTTCTTTTAACTGTAAATGCAGATCTCATCAATCTGCCCATTCGTTATCGCCGTTACTGTTGTATACTTCACACGCCCCTGCCCTGCCTGTAGCTGTTGCTGTGTGTATGTTAATGCCGTACCGCCAAGCGTGACCTTGCTGTTTGCCGGTTTTAACAGGTCTGTCACCTTCTTCGTGATCTGCAGCTGCTGCTGTATGTTGTACGTGGGTGCTGCACAAAAAACCTTTTCACCGATCCGCAGCATATCCACATCATAACCGGCATCCGACAGGTCGATTGCAGATAATTCTGTCACCAGATTTGCCCCGTTGATCTTTTTGAATGCCTTTTCGCCTTCTTCTTTCAGCTTCGTGGGCTCCTGTATTTCGGAAAACTCCACGGTCTTCGTGATGATGCCGTATTCTTTCACGGCTGCCGCGTCTTCCAGGTAATCCTTGCCACCGTTTACATTTGTGATCGTGACCGGCCATTCGTTGTTTGACGTCGATGACCCGAGCGGGATCAGACGCGTTGCAAGGTCATCCGTCTTGACGTTCTTGGTAACATCAATTATGTTCTGCCCCTGCCGTATATCCTGGCCGCCTGCCTGTTCATATTCTGCCAGGTAATCAATATAGTGCACACCGCCGACGGTTCGTGTTCGGATATACCCGCCGCTTTCTGCGACGAGTTCATCCATTATGTCCCTCGTGGTGCTGTAATCGTTCCGCTCCCGATCTGCCGCTTCCCCGGTAATAGTCACCTGACCGATCAGGAACTGCTTGAAATCATCCACCTGTTCGTTGTGCTTCTTAACCAGCCACTTGAAATAATTTCCTGGCGTTGTCTTTCCCGGTACATCCGTGCCGGTCTTGTGGAATGGACGGATGATGCTGTTCTGAAAAAATACCAGGTCACCTTCTGTCTGGATCTCCATCTCAAGGTTCCTGTCTTCGACGGTGTTCATCACAACACCCCGGTAGATCGTCTTCTCACTGCCCGTCAGGCCGAACCGGATTACTTCCAGCATGGACTTTCGCCGCAGGACGGATGCCGCAAGCGGATGGTCCAGGACGATCGAGACATCACAGGAACCGTTTTTGTTGACTTCCTGCGTCAGTGTCCCTTCTGTAATACAGCGGCCTCTTATCCACGGATGGTACAGGTCGGAACCATCCAGCGTGATCTTATACATTAGAACCTGCCCCCTCTGTATTCTACGGAAACCGTGCCGCCATCCCCTTCGAACTGCATGGTATGGATGCCCTCTGTGATCAGGATATCAGGCACCGTGCTGTGCCCTTTTGGGATCTGGTAGCTTTTTCCGTCATATGTCACTGTGACCGCCGCCGAAGCTTCAAAAACACACCCCGTCGGCATCACATCCCCTACGACCGTGATTTCACCCGGTACCGGGATGTTTTTATAGTCTCTGATGATATCCGTTTCAAAATTGAATCTGTCCCATTCCCAGTCATCCAGTGACGTTTTCCGTGCCAGCTTGTACGGCTCTGCATCCAGTGTGACCACGATCTGGCTGTAATGCTGGTTGAGCTTGCTGCTGTCCACGCTTACCCTGGCATCGTAATAATAGCCGTCATCCCCGAAGATGACCGGGAGCCGCCTGCCGTGCAGTTTCCCGCGGATGTCACTGGCTTTTGACAGCCAGGTGCTGTAAGTCCCGTCCTTGAAGTCGAACGTCAGCTTATGTGTTGCATTGTCGTACACTGGGAAACCGGTAATGGCTTCCGTCAAGTCCAGTGCACCGTTCCTGCCGGGGATGGTCACGGTACTTTTCCGGACGGACGGCGTACCAAGGTCCACACCCAACAGTTTCAGCCCAAAATCGCCCATTTTATACTTTCCGATCTGTACATCCATCAGCTTCCCCTCCTCTGCCGGTTCCGTATTGTGTTCATGTTTTCATTGACGTATGGTGTGACCGCCTTGCCCACCGTCCTTCCATCCAGGTCGACCGTGGTATGGATCTCAGCCTGTAACTGCACCGGCTGATTATTTGCCAGGCTGATCTGTGGTGATGACACGTTGACCATCGGGCTTGCACCCATGGATTCCAGGCTTGCAATTGTGTTCTGCATCCTTTCCACTTCTGCCATGACTGCCTGCATTTCCGCCTGGGTGCCCTGCTCGATTTTCTTCCTGGCTTTTTCATATTCTTTTGTTTCCCGGTATACCTGCCATTCTTTTTCTTCCTTTTTGTTTTTGGCAGTCGTTTTCTTTTTCTTTGCTGATGTCTTGCCCGAAACTGCAGTTCCAGTGCCCTTTGCCTCTGCTGTCGTTTTGCTGCCTTCTGCTTTTTTGCCGTCTTTTCCAAACCCAAACGCTTTTTTAAACGCTTCGATCATATCCTTTGCAATGCCCCGCATGGATTTTTTCAGCGTTTCTTTTTCGCCATTCAGACTCTTGATCAGGCTCTTGGCGATCTTCTTTCCGGCTTCTTCGGCTGCTTCCTGTGCGGTTTTGGCTGCCTCTTCCACTTCTTTCGTCCATCCGGCTTTTACATCTGTCAGACGCTGTTCGAAGAAATCTTTCGAAAAGGTTTTAGACGAACTCTGCAGCTGTTCCCATTTCTCCTTGTACGCCGCCAGTTCTTCCGCTGACATTGCGTTCAGGTGCTCCACGAAGTTGTCTGCCTCGTTCAGGTCCATGCCAAGGATCTGGTCCATCAGGCTTTCCGGTATCTTGTCCTTGAGCTTTTTCAGACCTTCCTGGTACCGCTCGACTTGTGTCAGCTGGGTGTCCAGGTCGTACATATTGGCCGGCTCTGACATCTTCTTTTTCATGTCGTCCCGAAATGAGATGATCTTGTCGTAAGCTTTCTGGTACTTGTCTGCGATCTCATCTAACTTCTTGTCCAAGTCGTCTTCGATCTTACTGTAAGCTTTCTCTGTCCCTTCTTTCAGGGCATCCATGAACGTTGATGTGTATTTGTTGGCATAGTTCTTGATCTTTTTAGCGTTCTTCTGGATCTGTTTCGCTTCATCCTGGAGCTTCTTAGCTTCGTCCTGAAGCTTTTTCTTCTGCGTTGCGTCCTTCGTGTTGCTTGCTTCTTTTTTCTTGCTTTCTGCCTTTTTCTTTATATCTTCGGCCTGTTTTTCGTACTCCTTGAGAACTGCATCCACATAGCCGTCAATCTTGTTATCCAGTTTCGACACCAGAAGCTCCTGCCGCTTATCAAGCCCGCTGGTGATGGATTCCATGATCGCAGACGCCGCATCGGAATAACCGCCCTTTGCCGCATCCACTTCACCGGCTGCCTTGACAGCTTCCTCGGACATCTTTTTCATGGTCTTTTTCAGCTTCGGGACTTCGGCTTCAATGCCCTTGATCACACCTCCGACGATGTGTTTACCGATCTCGTCCTTGAAAACCTTGGACGGGGAATGGATCCCCAGTTCGTTTTTGGTGGCATCCACAGACACTTTTGCGAGATTTCTGGCACTCTTCTCAACATCTCCGCTACCTTCATCAATACCGACTGCCATACCGGCCGCCAGCATCTCACCGACTTCGTCACGCATGACACGGGATGGGGATTTTATGTTGCCTTCCTTTTTTGCCCCGGTAACTGCATTTCTGACCGCTGCCCTTGCAGCTTCTTCGACTGCCGGGGAATTGGCTGTCATACCGGCAACGGTTCCACGCATCAGGTTCGCACCAACGTTATAGAACCCGTTGTAATATCCCAGTGCTGCGTCTTCCGCTTTCCGGATGGAACTGCTCGCCGCCTGTGACACCTGCCCGGAATTCTGCTGGATTCCTTCCGCGGTTGCTTTCTGCGACACTTTACCGGCTTCCTCTCCGCCTTTCTTGGCCGCCTCCGTGACTTCCTTCTGGCCGGATTCGATCTCGCTTTTCGCCTTTTCCGTATGTTCCTTGCCACTCTTCTCTCCGGCTTCGCCAGCCTTCTGGGCAATCTCCTGCCCTGCATTCTCCCAGTTCGCAGATGCAGTGGCCAGTTCACTCGTAATGCCTTCTGAAAGTTCACCACCAGCCTGTGAAAACGCCGTTGCTGCATCTTGTAATTCATCACTTGTCATCTGGGTGAAGGATTTGACCAGATTTGCACTCTGGGGTCCTAATTTGACCAGGTAATCATATAGTTCTTTGGTCATCCCCTCCCCTGCCCGACCTGCAAGAGCTTTCAGGTTTTGTCCCCACTCTTCTACTCCTTTGGCCTGACTTTCCAGATTCTCTATGATCTTGTCTTTGTCGATCTCTTCGCCTCCGGAAAACTTCTTGAACGCATCCGTTGCACCCGCCAGACTGTTCTGGATGGACGTTTTCATGTCCTCGTAGGCTTGTTTGACCTCGTCAGACATTTCTGTTGCGGAGTCTGATACGGCTTCATTTGTTTCTTCGGTGGTAACTTTGTATTCTCCGGCTTTTTCGGATGCCTCGCTTAACTTCTCCTGTGCCTCGCTGTAAGTTCCCTCCAAGTCCTCAATTACTTTTTTCTGTTCTTGGAGTCGTTCATTCAGTTCTGTCTGTTTTACCCCATGAGCATCGTAGATATCAGACGTAGATTCAACCATATTGCCAGTGTCCTGCATGGCTTTGTTATATTCCTGCGTCTCGTTTCTCGACTCTACCAGAAACCCATTGTAAACTTTTCGTGCTTCTGACAGCTGCGTTTCTGCCTCTGCAACATCCGTGGCTGCCTGCTTCACTTGTTCCTGGTATGCACTAGCAAGAGCCTGCTGCTTCATGGAATCGATCACGGCATCCACTGCGGATTTTTCTTTATTCAATGCTCCTGTCGTTTCATCAATGGAAAGTCCCAATTCCGGCATGGCTTCATTGAGCTGGTCAACCATTGCACTCATCTGTGCTTTTTCTGCTGCCGTTTTGCTCGTTTTATTTGCTAAGTCGTAGAGCTTATCCGAAAGTGTTTGATAGGTTGCCGCCTCTGTTTCGGCACTCTTGATATTTTCTTTTGCAGTTTCTTCATGTTCTTCTATGCTGTCTTTCAGGTTATTATAGGATTTCCGGCACTGCTCGATCGCTTTCCGGTTCTTTGCAGCATCGGATGTTCTGTCCTTCATAACCTTGCCAAACGCTACAGTTGCTGCCGTAAGCGATACCAACGCAAGTGCCACAAGTCCGAATGGATTCGCAAGAAGTGCTGCTGAAAATGCCTCAAACGCTTTTGATACCTGATTTACGACCAGCAACCCGACCAGTGCTGCTGCCAGTACTGCAAAGGCTGCTGCCAGTGCCGTGACTGCCGCCACTACTTCCGGGTGTTCCTTGACGAACTCCGTTGCCCATTCCATCGCATCTGCCCCACTCTGCTGGAGTTCCATCAGCACCGGTGCAAGCTCATCACCGATCGCTATCTTCAGGTTCTCGGTGGCGTTCTGGAAACGCTGCTGGGCAAATTCCCCGGTTTCTGACATCTTCTCAAATGCAGTGGTTGCCGCCCCGGTGCTTCCTTCCATCGCCTGCACCAGGCTGTTGTATTTGGACGTTCCGCTGTTCAGGATGGACAGCATACCGACGCCGGCCTCGGAACTCGACCACATGTTGTTGAACGCGGTCGTGTCACCGTCCACACTGTCGGCCAGTACCTGCAGCACATCTCCAAGTGAATTGCCCTCTGCCATCAATTCCGCGAAAGTCTTGCCGGTCTGCTTCTTGAGCGTTGATCCAACAGCGGAACTTGTGCTTCCAAGCTCATTCAGTGCCGCCTTGACGTAGGTCGTTGCCTGTGCGGTCTGCGTACCGTTGGCGGTCAGCAATGCGTAGCTGGCTGCCAGGTCTTCCAGGTTCATGTTGTACGCCGCCGCCAGTGGGATGACCATGCCCATGCTGGCACCTAACTGTGCAACGGATGTCTTACCTAAGTTCTGTGTCGTGATCAGGACGTCTGAAATCTTCGCTGCATCATCCGCAGACATACCATAGGCATTGATGGCGGTCGTCAGGATGTCCACGGCGGTCGTGGTGTCGGAAAACCCACCGACAGCCAGCTTGTTCGCTGTACCGACAAAATCCACCGCACTTTCGGTCGCTACCGATGCAGAAATGGCCTGGTAGGTCGCTTCTGCCAGTTCCCCGACACTCTTGCCGGTTTCACTGGACAATGCCAGGATCTCGTTCCTCATATCACCGAGCGGCTTCTGCGACTCATCTGCAATCGTGCCAACCTTGGCCATCGCCGTTTCGAACTCCATGCTTGCCTGCGTGCAGCCCATGAGTGCGTCCGTAATCGCCTTCACGGATGCCGTTACCCCGGCAGCTACCAGGGCCTGTGCAAGGGCATCAATGGCTGTACTTGCCTGGTCTGTCCCTTCTTCGAACCCGTCCCCGATGCTGTCGCCTATGTCAGAGGCACTGTCTCCCACGTCTTTTGCCGCATCCGAAACGCTGTCCGCAACGTCCGACATGGCATCCTCTACCGCTTCCGCTGCACTCTCGCCTGCTTCTTCCACAGATTCCACAATGTTGTCCACAGCGTCCTGCACGGACTCTGCGGCATCCTGCCCGGCATCTTCCGCCGCATCTGTGACCGCATCCGCCGCATCTTCTGCTGCGTCCTGCACATCTTCCAGTGCATTTTCCACCTGCTTTGCCGCTTTTTCTGCCTCTTTCCCTGCTTCCTCTGTCGCCTGGGAAACGGCCTGCTCTGCCTGTTTTGCCGCATCCCGTGCATCGGAGGCAGTCTGCTGCGTTGCACCCTTCGCTGCCTGCTCGATCCGCTTTAAGCCTTTCTGAAATCCACTCTCGTCGATCTCAGTGTCAAATCTTAGTGTTCCGTCTGCCATTTCCTGCCTCCCATCTTCTTATCAGTCTCCCCACATCGCAGCCGCGAACAGGTCACCGATCTGTTCCTCATCCCGCTCGTCTTCCAGGGATATTGCCCGCTGGATCTTCTGGATCCGCTGGCGTTCCTGTTTGTCCCTGATCTTTCCGGCATCGATCGAACGGTAGCCGATGCGGGTTTTCGTGCCGGAATCATCCGGCAGGCCTTCCAGCAGCATCTGGAACTTCTGCCAGTGCAGATATTTACAGGCCAGCAGGTCAATGCCGTAATAGTTCTGGAAATCGCTGACGATATACGGTGCATCCTTCTCATAGCTGAACGTCTGCTTTCCACTGCCTTCACGCTCTTTTTCCTTTTCTGCTGACCGGATGCCGGCAATGAAATCCGTGACTGCCTGGACGGCCCCCTGGATGTCCGGCGGAATCTCTTTTTTGTATAACCGCAGGATCAGAAAGAGCCGGCTGCCCGGCTCCCCTGCCTGCTTCACTTCCCCGATCAGCTTCAGCACTGCCCGGAAGTCCGTCTTGACCGGGTACAGGACGCCCCCAACCTCAACGCTTTTCGGCAGTGGTTCATATAATGGGTTCACAGGTCATCAGCCTACGGTCGGCTTTTCCAGGAACGTGCAGCTCTTGCCGTCTGCCGCAACCTTGGCATAGCCCTTGACCGGTTCGGACTTCACGCCGAACGACCCGGAATACTGCAGTGCATCGGTTCCGTCACCGGATGCATCCGGGAGGATGGAGAACTCACGTTTTCTTGCCACGAATTCATCCTCTTTGGTCGCTTCGCCCTTGTCGAAGAAGTCCACGACCACGATGTTCCTGGTCTCCCCGATCAGCTCGTCATCGTGCACGGATGCGATGTCCATCAGGATCGGGTTGTTCTCGTGCATGTCGAAGTTATAGGACCATGAGGTGCCGTAACCGGTCACGTCGCTGTCGCTGGAATCCTTGTCCACGTACTGGCGTTCATAGGTGGTCGGGTTCTTGGACTCTGATAATGTCGTGAACTTCTCCATGCGGGTGTATTCCGTTGGTTCCTCCCCATTTCCTGCCGGAACGCCGTAGAAGGACACCCTGCCGGTTCTCTTTACTAATTTCGTTTTATTATTTTTTCCTGTCATAATTTAAGCCTCCTGTTCATAAATTAAGCGGCACTCGATACGGTAGGTCGCCAAGTTTGCCTCGGCATCGTACAAGTAACCGCTGTTTAAGGTTTCAACTGCTGTTGCATGTTGTTTTTCGTTTGCCAGTTCTGGAAGTTCCCCATTGTCCGAGGACTCTTCCAGCCACTCCTGAAGCTCCTGGTAGAAGCCGCTGTTCTCGATATTCACCCTGGCGTCCTCGTCATAGACTTCCTTGGAACAGACCGCAAACTGGTACTGTTTCTTTTTCCCGCCATCCACATATTTCTGGATCACCGGGTCACATGGGAGCGGGTCGATGGAATAACTCATCTCCTCCCCCAGGTAATCCACGTTGACCCGGCCGTCATGTAAAAACGGACAGGTCAGGAAGAATGTGCGGATGCTCTCGATGATGCTACTTTCCGCATGCAATTTTACCCGCCTCCTTCTGGATACTGTCCTTGTGCCGGTTCTTCATACGTTCGAACCATTTGGACTGCTTTTTGTGCTCATAGTACTGTCTTCTGGCATATGGTGTGGACTGCACGATCAGACCGGAACCGGTAACCGTGCCAAGCGTTGCCGCTTCCCTCAGTACACCGCTCCGGAACGGTGTTTCCGGTTCCATACGGTCTATACATGTCTGATCCACGTAGGTCTGTGCCCTGGCAAGATTTCCGTTAAGCCTTGCTGCAAGCCCGGCATCCCATTCTAGGCTTGCTGTGAATCCGCCGCTGCCATGTCCGCTGTAACGGACGTCCTGCGGCTGCCGGATCTGGAACGTTTTCCTGGTCTCTGCCATCATGCACCCCCTGTCACCCTGATGTGCGGATTGCCGCCATACCGGTTGTAGTTTGCCGCCGACACCTTGAAATGCTCTGTGCCGGCCAGGTCTTTCGCCGTCTTCATCTGCACGCTGCACTGACCTTTTACCAGGTAATCATCCTTTTTTACCAGGACTGTTATATCTGGTATGCGGACCGTGAAAGTGTCCGCGGTCTTCCTGCCTTCCGTGGTGACGCTGGACTGTTCTGCCTCGTACCACCAGAGTGCCGGGATGTATGTACTCCCCCACTCATCCAGATGGGTTGCCGGATTGTAATGGCGGTGGTAGAGGGTTGCGTCAGTGTTGGTCAGCATCGTCATACACCCCCATATTCAACAGGCCAGTCGGTTCCAGGTACAACGCCGCCGTCTGGTAGATCTTGCCCGCCAGTATCTCCTGGGCGGTTTTGCCGCCCTGTTCCTGCACATACGATACAGAATAGCCGTCTGTGTTTTCTGATGCGACCTCCCTGCCCTGGTGTTCTGCCTTTGCTGCCTGGTCTGCGTACAGAAGGTCACAGCACGCACAGGCGGCATGCTGCACTTCTTCCATGGATCTGTCTGCACGGTCGAACGTGATCCGCCGGATGTGTGCCGACACCGGCACGATCACCCTGCGGAACTGTTCTTCCGTCAGTCCACCGCCATACTGCCCTGTATAGAATGCATAATCGGTATACTGTGTCATAGGCCCGCCCTCTCAGGCTTTGTGTGACACGTAGAAGCCAGCCGCTTTGTTGCGGTAGTAATCCACCAGGCCATACTTGCGGTATTTCAGGATATCGCCGTCTGCATTCGCGTTCAGGCTTGCCGGGATGATGTCGCTCGCAACGTGTTTATCAAATTTGATGATCGCCGGTTTATGGATGATCATGAAGTTGATGTCCTTGCCTTCTTCCGAAATTTTTTCGTAGTAGGTGGAAATGCTTCCCGCTGCCGGGCTTTTGACTGCTTCATAGCTGCTGCCGCTCTGTGTGTAGTAGGTCTTCCCGGATACCACCGAAGAATCCTTCGTCTTTTCGTAAGCTGCCGTGCCTCTTGTGTAATGGCCGGCTTCCTCGCCCTCGCTCTTTCCGTCCAGCAGATGGATTGCGGTATAGAATCTGGACTGCGGCACCTTCTTCTTGATGTTGAATGCATTCAGGATCTCACGGGACTTCGTTGTGTCCAGTGCCATGACCCCGTTCATCAGTGTCGGGGTCGCATACAGGATCCTGCCCTCTTCCGGCACTTCGTCCTCATCCATCACGTTCTTTGCCTCGATCAGGGCTTTCAGGAACGCTTCTGCATCCGCCAGGTTCTCCGCTTTCTTTGTGATGCCGTCAAATCCGCAGATGGTCGCAAAAGTAAATGCATCTGCCTCCGGTGCTACCCTGGTTCTCTGCAGCTCTGCTCCTGCCCTCGTAAATGCCAGGTTCATAGACTCCTGGTTGTCCATCGTATCTACTTCCAGTTTGGCACCACGGTCATAATTGAAGCGTGCAGTTGCCCATTTCAGTGATACAGCCGCAGAAGTATAACCGGAATTGCGGTCGTAATTTCCCAGTCCTCCGACCTCGATCTGTGGGTATAAGATCTCGCTCACATTTGCTCCGGCACGCATCATGCTCGGATCACTGGTCAGATCTGCGGTCACAGATGCACTTTTGTACACCTCGTCAATGATATCCAGATAGTTTTTTGCTAATTCAATCGTATTCGCCATGTTTCATCTCTCCTTTTCTATTTGCTTTCCGCAGGTGGTAAACCTGCTGCTGCCCTCATGGCAGCCAGTGCCGAGTCCGTTCCGCCGTTCCCGCCGGACGGTCCGACCGGATTCTTGAAAGGTTCATCTGACCCAAACAGATAAGCGTCAGACTCTTTTGCGGCATCCAGTGCTTTCTTGATGTCCGCACTCTGGTCTTTGGATTCCCTTAAGGCATCCATGTCAAGCAGTGCCATGACCGCCTTTGCATTTCTGCCGCCTGCTTCCTTGATCGCAGATCTGACGGAATCTGTAAACACACGTTCCGCTTCCTTTGCGTCATACGTCTCTTTCTGCGTTTTCAGATCGTCCTGGAGTTTTGTGATCTGCCCTTTGAGGTCTGCGACATCCACGCCGTCAAACTCCTTGAGCTTTTCGTTTACCGTATCCAGTGAAGTCTTGTACTCGTCACGCTGGTTCACTGCCTTGTCGTACTCGTTTTTGGTGCGGTAATTTTCCTTCCATGACTTGTCAAAGTCTGCCTTTTTCTCTTCCGGGATCTCCAGACCGTAATCTTTCAGAATCTCATAGATATTTTTCATTGCTTCGTTCCTCCTGAAATGTTTTATTGACCGCTCTTTCAGCGGTGTGGGATATAGCCGGTTAGACCTCCGGCCGGGTAACTGCCCAGTTTTACGCCTTATGGCAGGGCATAAAAATAAGACACGTAACCCCGTGCCTTAAAGGGAGATACCTGGATCACCGCCTTTCTACGGATAACCGTCTGCCGTTGAACTGTACCGTGTCGCCAATCTGTGCCACTTCATCGCCAATCTTCACCCCTTTCAGTTCTGCGTGTCCATCTTTGTCCCGGTATAAGAATTTGATTGTCTTGTAATTGATCCGGCTCGCCAGCCAGTTCGGTGCAAGCCTGTCTGCGTCTTTTGTGACTGTGTAGTGTTCTATCATTCCACAAACATCCAGTCATCTGCCAGCATATCAGCCTGAGAAGCGAGCCAGCCCATCTGTACACCGGAAGTCCCAACGAACGCCACCGCCATGTTGCCAATTGCATCATGCTCGCAGTTCACAATTTCTCCGTTTTGTGTTTTGTAAGAAATACCTGTTGCAAGCTGAATATACTGATTCTTACCATTCCATCCTTCACGCTTTACTTTCTTACCTCTTTTCAGATATTTAATGGCTTCGCCAAAAGAAAACGTTGCTTTGCCGCCAAGTTCAGGGCAATTTGTTTCATCTGCAATAATCCATTCTTCTGAAACAATATTACTAAGCGTATATTCAACTCTCGCTGTTTTTCTGATATCCATCTCAATGCCATCTTTTGTATGTATGATGATTGTTTTTCTGCTACCATCCCAGTACCAGTAACCGCCCCAGGATGGAAGTTTCACTTTTTCTCCATGTTTCATCAACTCAAATGCTTTCGAAAATTTCATGTTCTTATCCTCGCTTTCTTAATCTAATATTGATTTATTTAATGCTTCCACCAGTTCCCTCTCACGCTCTGAAAGTTCATAACAGATAGCATCCTCTGCCTGCTTTCTGGCATTTTCTGCTGCCTGCTTTTCTGCATTCTGCTTCCTGGCTGCCGCCTGGTCTGACAGCAGAAGCCCTGCCCCGTAAATCTCTTTTTTCATGGCTCTCTGGGCGTCCAGGCTTCGCACAAGCTGGCATTCTTCACGCCTTACCCGGAAATGTACACCGTAACGTGCCATTTTCTGCATCATGGAAGCGGTAACGATATGATCCGGATAATCATACTTTGACAATTTCCGTGCCTTTTCCTGCCTCAGCTTTTTCGTTGTATCATTCACCAGCTTTGTCAGCTCCGGCGATGTCTCTGCTACCGTTTCCGGTTCGAAGCTGGTAATAAACGATGTCTTCACAGTTGCACCGTTTTCGTATTCGATCGTACAGTCACATACAATGTGGTTCATTCTGTTCCAGGTGGTCTTACCAGATAATGCTGTAAGTGACGGGGCAAACAAAAAGAACGGGATGCCCCGTTCCAGATAAAATTCACATATGTTTTTCAGGATGGAAAAAGGTGGGTTGTCCACCACCACACATCCCGGCGGGTACTCGTCTTTTTCGTAATCGCCGCCCGGCCAGAATGGGCGGATCACGTTCCCAGGATCGATATTGTAACGTTTGCACACCCAGTCCTTTATAACTTCGTATATCTCCGATGGCGTATAGCAGTCGTCTGTCGTTTTCTTCGGTTTGAATTTTTCGACAAATTCTTCGTAAGTTTTGCTTTTTATGTTTCTCACCTCCTTAAAAATGGGTACAAAAATACCACCAGTCGAAAGACCAGTGGTAAATACTTATTTTTCTTAGTTGTCAATAACTTTCACTATATCATCAATAGTTGCATCAATAGTATCCCAATCTGTAGGCGAATCACCCACATCTACCAGAAAATGCGTATCGTCTAATATCTCCACAACTGCTGCTTTTCGTCCATCTTTTAGAAGAATTGTGTCATATTCCTTTATGAGCATTTACTTCGCCTCCTTAATGTACGCACTAGTCAACTTTGTTGTGCCATCTTCCGTCCTGAGCCATGCTACAACTACATTTGCTGGTGTTTCTTTTTTACCATAAAGAATCATCTTCTGGACATATCTGTCGCCGTATCCATTATTATCAACATACTGAGCCGGATATTTCACAGCTCCCTGTTTTAACGCTTTTTGAAGTTCCTGCCAATTTCCCATTTCATAGCCCAAGCGATCTGTAAAGGCTCTTCCCTTTGGATACCCTTTTTGACTGTTTTCATCAAAAAGATATTTCGTAAACTTAGGCTCTGGTAAAATAGCCGTTTCTGCATTCGGTAGTTTAAGCTCTGGATGTTCCAGAAGCTCCTTTTGTCTTTGATAATCCATTTCGACGAACTTCCATTTTTCAGGGTCATTATACTTCATCTGCCTGAAATCCGCAAGACTTCCAGCATCTTCTTTCAGCACTTCCTTGTACCGTTCGTACTGGTTCGAATCAATCTTAGCATTCCGCATCATCTCCGGTGTATAGCGTGCGTTCTGCTGTTTCGTGTTGGTCGCTACCTTGCCCAGTCCATCCTGATAGATTCTCTCACGCTGTTCCGGAAGTCCCATCTTCTTGCTGAACTGCTTATACTCGTTCAGCTGTCCCTGGTACTTTGCTTTTTCCAGCATGATGTCGTCCTTGTCGGCTCCTGCTTCCTGCAACAGCCGTATCTTCTGACGCTGGGCACGCATGGCGGTCTCCATCTTCCTCTGCTGCTGGGTCTGTTCGTAGGCATTGAGCTGCCTGCCGTTCCATTCTTTTGTCTGGGCTTCCCTTTTGTTCTGCTCTTCCAGCCAGTCATCCGGATAGAGTCTTTCAGAAACGCCAGGAATGAACGGGTGGAACGTGTGCCGGCAGTTCGCCCCACACAATCCTGTGACGGTTCCGTATCCGCAGACCGTCCCTAATTCCTTCCTGCTGAACACCCTGCCCTGCCATGTCTGGTGATCTGGCCTCGCACATGGATGCCAGGACACTTCAAAATACTCTGTATCGAGTTTTTCTGCGTTGTGCTCACTGACCTGTGCCGTGATCTGGTTCACGCCCGTAAGGACGGCTCTGCGTGCTGCCACGTCTGCCCGGTTCGTATGCCCGGAAGCGTAATCCACAAACCTCAGCCCGCTGTTCGTCATCTGGGTGACGACTTTCCGGATCGCCGAGTTGTAGTCTGTGCCGCCCGTCACAACGTCCTGGATGGCCGTGTCCACGTATTTCTGGTAGTACTCGGCAAATGGTGTGAACACCCGCTTCCCTGCCATCAGGACTGAAAATCCGTAGCTCTGTGCCATATTAACGAGCGTGTCTTTTGTCTGCTTCCTGGCTGCCTCTGTGATCTGTCGCAGCCACTTGTTGTCCTCCGGCGTCAGGAAATCATCATTGACCTGTTCATAGATCTCCCGGTTACGGACATATTCCCATTCCGCTACCTTGTCATACATCTCGAACATTTCCGGCCAGGTTGCCCCCAGTGCCTCCTTGATGATCCGCTCCACCTCTTCCCGGGACTTGCCCATCTCGATCAGGCGGTTGATCTGGTAGTCTGCCGTTGATGTGATCTCACCGGCCTTTTTTATCCTGCGGATGACATCCTCCATGATACGCCGCTCTGCTTCCCTCCAGATCTTCTCAGCCTGCAACCCCATCCGCTGCACATCCGGTGCTGTCCTCTCCCCTGCCATGGCATCACTCCATCACGGTGTTCTGCACTGGCAGGTTCTTCCTGGCTGTCGCCTCATCCTCGTTGTACCACTTCATGCGGTATTCAACCGCAGACATCACACCCATAGAAACGTCCTGGCGGTCCTGCTGCCGTTCGGAGTCTTCGTCTGTCAGGATGGAATCGTTGAACTTGCAGGCAAATTCATAACCGGAATAGTACATGCTGTTATAGAACGCCAGGGCAGCGGCATAATCCTCCAGGCATTCTTTCAGGTTCTCCTGGATCGCTGTCACACGGTTGTATTTCCGTGTTTTCGAGACACGTACCTCAGTCGCTGTCTTGGATACCTCCTGAACGTCTGACAGGTCACCGTAGGCAAGCCCGACTGTGAACTCAATGTTCCGGTAATACTTCTCAAGGCCGGCAATGTAGGAAGCGTCCCGCATCGCCGGGGAATATTCCCGCAGCAGTTCCTTATCCTTGCCGTCATCGATGTTCAGGCCGCGGTACAGGCGTTTGTTCAGCTGTGCCATCCGTGTGCCCCTGCTTCCGCGTTTCAGTGCACGTTCATCCACATGCACGGCACGCTCGCCGGATTCATACTCCCAGTCGAGCCTTGCCGCCTGGATGTCTGCCTTGCGGATCAGGTCGGCAGCAGCGTCAAAGATTGACACCCCACAGAATGAACCGTCAATCCGGTTTTTGAGTGGGTTGCGGTAGTACCCGAAGTCCATGCGGTCCATTCCTGGATAGGTCACCGGACCCTGGTTGATGTCTGCCCATTCGTCCACCGCATCCAGGCTGCATGGTGTACCAAGGTGATTCCGGTCAAGGGAATGGTAGCACTTGTTTTCGATCGTCAGGTTTCCGTTCGTGAAGTAATGACGCTCCATTTTCGTGTAATAGTCATATTCCCCCACCCGCTTAACGGTCAGAAAAGCAACATCGACCGGTTTCCCGGAATCATCGAAGCGGACCGGCACGAACTTATCAGCTGTGACGAACTCGGTCCTGTCTGCCCCCAGCGGCCGCAGGATAAAAGAGCCGAAGCCAAGACCGTCCTGCAGGTTCTCATTCAGGTCTAACAGCCCCCTCTGGTAAGCCGCATCCAGCCGGTCATTGTTCAGGATGGAGCTTTCCATCTCAACCAGCACCGCATCCGCAAATTCGCGGCAGATACCGGACTCAATCCGAAGCGACACCACCGGGTCCACGCACCACGGTGCCTTTCCGTCCATCATGCCGCCCCAGCTTTCCAGGGCTTCGACCATGGACTGTGACAGCGTCAGTTCACGCCCCAGGGCTGTTTTTAGTGTCGTATAATCAAACAATCTCCTCACCTCTCTCCATATCCGTTTTGCAAAATCAAACATCCTCCACCTCCTGGATGAGTTCCTTCAGGTCGCGTTCTATGGTGTACTCGAACGCATCCAGGCTGTCTATATCCGTGCTGCCATCGTCCAGCCGCTCATCATCCTGTTTCTCCCTGTTCCAGACCGCATCCGAAAATGCTGTTTCCAGGCTCTCGCAGTCGTCTGTAAGAAAAAACCGCCCGGCTCCCATAAGCCTGACGGTCGCATTGATACGGTCATTTACACGTTTCTTCTTTGCCGGTTTCACGCTGATCCACGGGAAACGCTTCTCGACCGCGTTCCGGATGGAATTACCCAGCACGGTTTCTGCATTGTCCCAAAAAACCGTTTCTACGTTGCAGTATTCGATGGTATCCCAGTGTCTTACAACATCCGCATACTGGTCGATCACATCCTGCACGAAATCACAGAACAGTTGATCCAGGCGGTTGCTGTCGATCGGGTCGTCTTTCTCTTTTGCCATGACCCGGCGGGATTTCAGGGCGATCACATCCCGGTAATTGTCCGTGTACCCTCTTGCCACGAACGCATGGCCGGACTTGTTGCCGCCGAAGTCCAGACCGATCTCGATGGATACAAGGTCCTGCTTCCGAAACTCCTTGCAGTCCGGGCTGCTTCCGGGATGTTCTACGATCCTGCACCGGAACGCTTCCGGGTGGTCTGCAAACTTCTTGTAGATCGAACCGTCTGCACGCTTCCAGAGTCCTAAGATCAGGCGGTCGTAGTAGATCGTGCCATCGTATTCCCTGCAGAGCTGTTCCACAAAAGCCGGATCCAGGTACGGGTTGTCAAAGATCGTGTACTTTTGCAGGTAGATATCAAGCTCCGGTGTGTCCAGGAACTCTTTCAGCCAGTGGGTAGGATGCTCCGGGTTGCATGACCCGTCAAAGCAGCTGTAAGGCTTATCGAGTCGTGATTTGAGCATCTGGAACACTTCTTTGTTCCACTTGGCGATCTCATCCCCGTAGCAGTATTTGATGCTCGCACCCTGGATCTTGGCAACCTGGCTGACCTTCTCCGCCCCCAGGCAGTAGACATCCTCACCGCATACCCTTGCAATGTTGCGGTTGTTGATGTTGCCGACCAGCTTATCGGTATAGATCTCACGCATCGGCTGGAGCACGTTTCGCTCAATGGATTCCTTCGACACGCCAAGGATCACATTCAGCCCCGGTTTTCCCGCCCTCTCACGGATCCGGAAGGGAATGACGAAAGCCGTATCTACAAAAGACTTCCCGGAACGTACTGCCCCGGATTTAATGTTCCAGCGGTGCGTTGCGTTCACGATGTATTCATTCTGCATTTTGCTCAACTGCATTGTCACGCACCTCCTTCAGTATCGCATCCAGCTTCTCAAGTGCCTCGTCCGTCGCATTCTCACCTGTGACTGCCTGTTTCCTCGCTTTTTTAAGCTCTGTATCTGCTTCCTTGTTGCGGATGTCCTCCTCTGCCGCCCCGTTCTGCCCTGCATACTGAGCCACGAAGTAAGCGGCTTTGGTGTTGCCCTGCATCGCTTCCCGGATCTGAGCCGCCAGCATCGCAGATTCAAGTGTACAGTCCAGGCCGATCGACTCCAGGAACGGTTTCCACTCGGGATTGTCAATTTCCGCTGTCAGCAGGGCGTTCAACGTCTTCCGGAACTCTGCTTTTCGCCGCCTTGCCTTCCCGGATGCCTGGCCGCCTTTTCTGGCGTATTCTCTCACTTCGCTCTCGCTTCGTTTGTCAAACGGCACTAAGTTTTCATTGTTTGCCAATCACCTCACCTTCCTTTGTTCTGTTGTTATTTTTGAGTACACAAAAAGACACCCGGCATTGCCAGATGTCTTCCTGCGGAAAATGTAGTATTCTTTTGAGAAAGGATTCTTATATGTCCCCATCAGGGAAATCGGAACAGAAGGACTCGAACCTTCGCCCTTGTCTACTCATGAGACTGCTCTCGCCGACTGAGCTATGTTCCGATGCTGCCGGGCTGTTGAGACCCGGCAGATATACAATATACGGAGGTAAATGAAAAGAACCAATCATGTCAGCATTCGTTTCCCAAACTGAACTGATTACACTATATCACAGGTGGAGTGCGACATTCTACGACATCTTGAAATTATTCAACGCACTCCCATGGATTCTCTGGGGCTGTCTTTCGTTATACCCCATTTTTTCTCCGATTTCTTTCCAATTCAGCCCCCACAGATACCTCAGTCGCAGCACTCTCTGCTCATCCGGGTTCTCCATACGTCTGATCGCCAGGTCGATCTGTTCACGTGTCCTTGCCTTTTCCAGGCGTTCCTGCTTCAACCGGTCAATCTGTTCGTCTAACAGCACCATGTAATCTGACAGATCAGACTGCTGGCTGCCTTTCGGCATCCCGTCATTGACCATGGATGGAAACATCTGATCCATCCGGAGTCTCTGGATCTCTTCCAGGATCTCACGCTCCCTCCGTTCACATTCCCGGTATCTTCGCAGGAACTCCTTTTTCTTGTCGTTTTCTGTCATCTCCACCGGCATCGCCTCCCCTCATGCATTTCCTTGCTATTATTTCCAGGATTTCACCGTCTTCATCATCGGTGTGTTCTATGTAATGTTCTATAATTTTGACTGATGCCAGTTTTGTCATCTTGCTCTTTACTGCGGCTGGTTCATGGAATCTTCTGGCTGCATCAGCATCAACACTCTGCTCCAGATGATCATAATGTGCTTTACGTTTTACATTTTTTTCTGCTGCTTTCATCGCTCATCTTCTCGCCCCTTTCATGAACGCCTCAACCATGGCTTTTTTCCAGCTTCTTTCGTATTGTCCACAGCAGTATGCGTTCACTGTAACATCTCTGAACTCTTCACTCTTCGGGCACACACAGATCCCTCTGCTGTCGTGGTATCTGCATGTGTTACAGTTCTTGTCATTTCCCATCTTCTTCATCCTCCCTGTATGGCTTCGGCAGCGGCATCCAGGCATTGACGAACAGGTCATTTGCCAGACAGGTATCTTCGTCGAAGCAATCCCCCAGATACCATGCACCACCTAATTTTTCATCGTCCACGTATCTCCCAACCAATGGAAGAGAAAAATTTTCAAACGACATCAGCACATAATCATCATTTTCCGGCAGTCTCTCTGTTACCGGGATCCATCCGGACTCGCTAACCGTATGGGATTCCAGACGGTTTCCTTTTGTATCTTCAAGCACATTGCCGATCACACTTACTTTTTCGTACCAGTAGCCAAGATCTTTTCTGTAGTTTGTTTCTTCTGGAAAATCAACATAAAATCCTGCTGTATATTTTCCATGTCTGACAACAGCCGTATATTCCCCATACTGTACAATGTCATTTTCCCAGATTTTCTTACCATTCTTATCACACAATCCTGTATACTGGCATAATGTTTCCGGGTTGATCTCATACAGTCGCAATCTGTTTGGCATACCCCAGTCTGTCATTTCGTCCACTGCAATCAGATGATGCAACGGTACAGGATGCCGTTTATAATCTTCCTCGCAACAGTATGTCGTCTCTCTCATACTGCAATAGAATCCCTCTGCCCAGTAATTCGTATCTTTTAATTTTGCCCGGAACAGTATGTCTCTCATCCATCCACCTCCACTTTCCGGACCTTGTACCGGGTTCCAAAGCCCGGCATCGGTCCTTTTCTCGTTCTTCTGTACCTTTCATTTTTTCCGCGGTATTCCATCACCCTGACGGTATCCTCAGTGACTCCCAGCTTTCTTCCCAGTGCGGCAGCCGTATTTTCAACGATCAGCGGCAGTTCGTATTCATCTGCTGTTACCGCCATCCACAGATACTGTTTCTGGAACTTCATCGTCTACCTCCACAGCACGCTCAAATAACCACCGGAATGCCTCCAAGATTGTATCTTTTTTGATTCCGTTATGTGTCGCCATCTCCAGTACAGTCCAAATCGCCTGAAGTTTTTCAGTCTCACTATATTTATCGCTTCTAATCTGTTCAAAAACGGCCTGTGCCTTTCCGATATTCATATCTCGTTTTCCTCCTGTCCATTGTTGCTTTCCCATCATGCAAACGGCAGCTCTTCGTCAAAATCTTCCGGAAGCGTCATAAACCCGTTCTCATCTACCGGCATCGGCTCCATTCGTTCCTGGCTGCTCTCTTCCCGGTTTCTCTGTGCCGCCGCTTTGCTTTCCGCAAATTCCTGATCCTCAACCACCACGTCTGTTGTATAGACCTTGTTGCCATCCCGGTTGGTATAGCTCCCGGTCTGGATGCGGCCGGTTATCACTACCTTCAAGCCCTGGCGGAAATACTTTTCTGCAAACTCTGCACTGCGGCCAAACGCCACACAGCTGATAAAATCAGCACCCGCTTCACCTTCACGTTTGTAGCGTCTGTCAACTGCCAGCGTATAGCGTGCAATTGCCGTGTTGCTCTCTCCGTTAGAATTACGCATCTCCGGGTCTCTGGTCAACCGTCCCATTAAAATTACTTTATTCATTTATTTTCTCCTCTCAAATAACTCCACATAAGCAGACAAAAACGTTGATTTTTGCACGTAATTATCAGCATATGGTGTGATTTCACGCTTTCAGGTATAGACGCTTTTCTGTGTTTCATTTCCGGTTCGAACATCGGACATTCTCTGCACATCTGCTCTACGTCCAACTTTGTCACAATCATTCTGCATTCTCCAGATAATCAAATATCGTCCGCTGTCCCGGTATCGGTTTCTGTGCCTCTTTTGTACCACTTTCATTCAGAATAATTTTTCTGAATATGCTTTCAAATATCGGAACCGCAATACTGTTTCCTGCTTGTGCATATAGTGCCGTATAATATCTCCCCCTGCGTCTGTGTACTGCTTTGGCTGCCTCAAAATCTGCATCTGTATACCCCATTAACCGCCAGCATTCACGCTCCGTTAGATACCTGTATCTTCCGTTTCCACAGTCAATTACCTGTGCTGGTGTGCGGTCCTGCCTGGTTGTTATGGTATATGCATAATCTTTAATGACTGTTGCTCTCCGAATACTTTTCTCTCCGATACAGGAAAGAATAGACGGCTGTGTTACATCATATACATTTGAAACCTTTTCGTTATCTTCCAAAAAATCATTAATACTTCGCATTGGTGTCCGGATCAGGCTGTCAAAATCGAACTTTTCACCATTCAGGCCGCTGATTGTGAATACTCTCTCACGTGCCTGTGGCAGTCCAAATTCTCTCGCATCCAGAACATCATAGCTGTTCGTGTATCCTAATCGCTCCATCTCCTTCTGATATTTAACGAAATTTTCAATCATATGTTTCGATGTGACATTTTTGACATTTTCCCATATTACATATCTGGGTTTCCATTTTCCCATCTGTTCAATGATATGTATTGTTTCCCACATCAGGCTTGATCTTGTTCCGCTGCCCTGCTTTGCTCCTTTTCCACGGTTTATTCTTCCGTCTGACGCTCTTGCTTTTCCCTGGTGTCCAGCAATGCTCATGTCCTGGCATGGACTTCCATGGATTAGGATATCTGGCTTCAAATTCCATCCAACAACACTCTGTGTTTTATATGCCAATTCCTCACGGAACATTGAATTGTATGAACGTACCGCCTTTTCGTTGATTTCCACATAGTCAATTGCTTTCGTCGGAATACCGAGGTTGCGGAGTGCACATCGCGGACTTCCGATTCCGCCAAACAATTCCAATATCTGAACTGGTTTTTCTACTATTTTCATGGCATACACACCTGTGCATTGCAGTCACGGATCTGGATCTGTGTATTTGTGCAGGGCGTCCATCTCTGAATGTACTGTACAGCTTCTTCGAAACGTCGTTTTGGCACGTTGTTTCTGGCGTTGATGTGGGAATAGTGTTTCAGGTCACGGTTGCACTCCGCGAATACTTTCTTGCCGATCTCGTTGTAGGCATTGCTGTATTTGCCGCCCAGTGCGTCCATGACCGCCTTGTTGACCTCATCGCCAAGGACGACCTGCTCCCCATAGTCGATCGTCATGCAGTTCTCCAGGTTCGTTACACGATCATCTATAATCACAATTCTCTCGTCACAGTTCAAAATTGCTCTCATTTCCTTCGACAGTCTGCTCATGTCATAGCTACCAGTGTTGCGAATTGCCGGCAGCACCTCATAGGTAACCCAACGTTTGAAACGTTTCGCTGATTCCAGTCTGCTGCCAAACACCAATGCATACAGACCGGATTCATTGATTGCCGTCATCTTCTGCTTTCCTCCAAGGGTGTCGATAATTTCTACTCCCTTGTCATCGTCAAATACATGTGTTGCAATAGCATCTCTTGAATTTGTGAATCCCAATGCCTCAGCCACATCTTTTCCCACGAACCACACTTCTCCGTCTCTCGTCACGGTTCGGATACTGCCAAACTCTTCGTTTTCAAAAATCTTCAACTGTTCCATATTGCCTCCTTACTCGTTCAATGTTCTTTCCAGTGCGTCAAAATCATAATCTCGCTGCGGAAATGCATTGAACGTATTCTTTACGTTTTTCTTTTCCTTTTTCTTGGTGGGCTGCTTCTTGACCGGGTAAAAACTCTTCCATCCTTGCACTGTAGCTTCTTCCACTATCATCAGCTGCTCTGCCATATCATCACTAAGACTTCCGAGCTTCTTTCTGAGCAACCGTACCTGGTAATCAGATAACTCCCTGCCGTTTTTTTCTTGACTGCTCAGGTATCCCTGAAAAGCTCTCTCAAGTTCTGGATCATCGAAAGTAATGTCCGGCGGAGCCGTATCTATATCTATATTTCTTTTTTCTTTTATTTCTATAGGACTTTCTTCGGAACTATTTTTATTTTCTTCCGAAGTAATTCGATTTTCTTCCGAAGTAATTCGATTTTTGGGTGCATTTAAGAAAGGCTCCTCTTCTTCCCCGTTTCCGAGGAGCCAATACTTATCGCTATAGAGCTGTCTCTTCATGCGTTTTACTGCTATCTCGTAATAACGACGCTGAATCCCAACAGAGGTGATGATGTTTTCCGTCATGAGGTCATCATCAATGAGACCTATCTCAGAGCAGAAGTGCACCACTTGCACGACAGCTTTTTGCCCCTTCACCCACTTGTTGCCGATCATCCTTGTGATCATTCTTGATAGCTTATCAAGTGAGATCTCTGCGTAGTAACCTTGCTTGTATACGATGCACAGAATGCAGTCATATACAGTCACTCCCAGTGGACCATATCGGTCCAGGAGATCGAAGACCTTATCGTCTTCGTAAAAATCAATCATCTTCGGAAAGTAACTGAGTCCTTTTTTGTTAGGAGCACCACGCCCCATGCCGGACACCTGCCTTTCCTGTATATTACTTAAGTTCCATCAGCGTAACGCTTAAATACGCTTCCTCTTTGTACGCCTTTGTGACGCTCAGTTTTATGATCTGTGTATCATCATGGTATGCGATGCCGTTCAGGGCATCCAGCACAACCTTTGCGATGTTGTCACTGTCCGGCTTCTTTGCCGGCCAGATCTTCCCTTCCAGCATCTCTGCCCTTTTCTTCTTCGAGATGCTCTTAGGCGGCTCAAAATACGCCAAGATATTAGCAGCTACATACGCATCATCCGAAAACCGTTTCTGTCCGTATTTCTGTTGGAAACAGGTCTTGATCAGGTTTTCGTACAGCACCGTCTTTTCAGGTGTTACGCTGCTCATTTTATCGCTCTTGCTGTTGTGAAATGTTCTCGCCCGGGCTTTGCCCTGAGGCTTGCCCGGTACGGTGAACGTGAACAGCTTTGGTTCTTCGTTATTGTTCTGGCTGTACATTTTCTACTTCCTTTTTACGTAAGCGGCCATTCCGGTGAGGTCAACGGGATGGTCTGTTTTAATTATTGAAGAACATATCTTCCATGCTCATCTGTTCCGAAGCATCTGCCTCTTTTGGTGGTTCTGCTGCTTTCGGTACATCCGTCTTTGCTTCCGGGACTTCCCTGTATTCCTGCTCTGCCACCGGTTCTTCCTTTTTTACGGAATCGACATACTCAGCTTTTCCGTCCTCGTGGATCACTGCCATGTCCTTGTCCAGGGCGTTCTGCAGGTCGATGCTCATAATGCCCCATTTGCTGATGATCTGGCGGAGCATGGTCTTCAATGCCATGCTGTCAAAATCCTTGAACCAGAAAGAAGAATATTTCCAGAGGTCTTTTTCCGGGATCTGCCCGGCTTCCAGGAGTTCCAGCGATCTCGCCCCGCCATTCCCTCCAAACGCCTGGGAATACTTTTCGGCGTGTGCCAGCATCTTCTTCTTCGACCAGTACATTGTCTTTCGGAATCCGTTCTCATACTCAAACATGGCATAATAACCGGCTGTAGGTGTCTCGTCACGGATGATGTCATCCTCGATCAGGTTCACTTCAATTTCTTCGTTCAGGGGATCGTAGTGGAGAAGCTCCCCTTCTTTGATCGCCATGACGTTCAGGCGTTTGTAGTATCCGGAACGCACTGCCAGCTGGATATAACCCTTATATCCAAGCTGGAACTGTGCTTCCTTGCAGCCTTTTTTATTGTTCTTGAACGGGATCATATAGAACTGTCCGAGCTGTGGGGATGGTGAGAGGTTCAGTGCTTCACCGAGTAATGCAGCTGACAGGATACTCTGGTTCGTGCATTCCTGCAAAGCCGGTGTTGTCTGTACTGCGGAAACGATGCTGGAGACGAATCTGGTGGCATTCTTGCCGCCAACCACGCTGTTGATCTGCTTCCTCACTGCTTCCTGGGACATATACGTTGCCATGCTGCTTCTTGTCTGTCTGTTTGCAAGACTGTTTGCTACTGCCATGTTTTATTCCACCTTTCCAAACTGAATGTTGTTGCGGATCAGGTATTCTCTCAGATCCATGATCTGTTTCTTGGTGCCGCGTACACGGAAGTCAAGTGTCCAGATCTCTTCCTGTACTTCTGTAGTGTTCTCTGCTTCCTGTGTTTCTGCCGTAGTTTCCGGTACTTCTGCCTTGCTGTCTTCTTTGTTTTCCGCAGTAGCGGATGTTTCTTCCTGCTGTACTGCCTTTCTGGATGCCTCTTCTTTTTTGACTTTCTCCTCGGCTGCTTTTCTCTTTCGCTCTTCCAGGGCTTTTTCCATTTCTTCCAGGCGTTTTCCCTCTCTGAGTGCTTCCGAAAGGCTGTAACTTTCCATATATTTCAGGATCGCCTTATCACGGAAACGTTCCGGGAGTTCCTCAAGTGCTTCCATTTCTTCAGACATACGGTTGAACAGCGAATGGTAAGCGGTTTCCAGATGCTTGTCCTTGATGGATTTTTTATACATGCTTTCTTTTACTGTTTTCTCGAAAGGGATAACAGAACGAAGATCCCCGACATACAGGTCATAATATTCACGCATCTTTTCTGTTTTCTCACTGCGGTACTTCTGCTCGATCTCGTACAGCCCATCATCGATCACTTTGACCGCACTGCGTACCGGCTCCAGCACTTCCTTCACCTGTGCCTCAAATTTTTCATAAGGTGCCGCATAAAATTTCTTTACCTGCTTTCGTTCTTCTTCGAACGCCTTCACCAGTCTGTTCAGGGTTGCCCTATCCTTACGCATCTCTGCGGTCTGGGAATCCGTATAAGCAATGGATGCATATTCCTGTGCCTTCTTCTGGATCTCTTCCTTCAACTCGTTGCTGTTCCACTGGATCTCCGGGAGCGTCCCCGGCTCCATCTTGGTTGTGATTCTTAATTCCATGTTTACCTCCTGTCATATCTCCGGCAGTATCCTGCCCGGTCTTATGTTGTGTGTTACCTGCTGCCAAAATTTCTTTTCTTCCTGCAAGAGCATCGCAAGGTCTTCTTCAACGTCAGAACGTTCAATGAAATAGTGGCGGACGGCTGTCCGCCTGTCTCCTTCCCAGTCCGACCGGATGTGTGCCCTCAGCACTGCAAACTGGTAACCTGTCACCAGCAGATAGTGGAGCACCTGAATATAATAGTTATCCGGTATGCGGTCATCCCACTTGCCCCACTGTGCACTGTTCATGATGTTCGTGGTCTTGATCTCCAGGATACCTTTTCTGCCTTCCTGGTCGGTCAGCTCGCCGTCAAGCGAGGCCTGCATGAATGGATATTCAACACTCCGCAGGATGCGGTTCTCGTGATACAGGACTTGATATTCCGGAAAGTCCAACGAAAACAGTCTGCGGATCAGCGGCTCTGCTTCCGTTCCATATTTCACATACGGCTTATCAGATATGTCCTTCGGCATCCGTCTCCCGGTCTTCTCATCAAATAATTCCACGTTGCTCTTGTATGGGTTCAATCCCAATATCGCAGCCGCATCCGAACCGCCGATCCCAAGCGTGCGGCTTTCCAGCCACGCCGCATGGTCAGCATTTTCAATGATTGTATAGCTCATACTTGAATTTTCAGTCTCTCTGCCCTATACTGTAGTTGTCTTTTTATTTGTGTCCCGGATCGCCCGCCAAAGCACCGGGACTTTTTACTACCTCGAGTGTCGCTTTCTCAACGATCACCGATTCTTTCGTCTCTTCATTTATTGCATGCACATAGATGCTGTTATGGTGCCAGATCCGGTACTTGTCCGAATCAATCCCGGCCAGTTCCAGGATGGCTCTGGCTTCCTGGTCGCGTCCTTCATTTACCCAGATCATCTGCTTTCCCCCTCCAGACGGATACATACCTTTGCCAGTTCCGCTGCAAGCTTGTATTCCTTTTCGTATCTACTGCCTCCATGTGTTTCCTCTACTTGATTGACAAATTCCTGGAGGCTTCCAGAAAAGCAGCCACATCTTACCTCTACCGTATCATCCTTAGTCCTGTAAAATGTAACGTATCCATCCCGGCTCCCGATCGGTCCTTGTACAAAGAAATGCCTCGTATTGAAAACTTCTGCGTTGCCGTAAACTCTTGCATTGCCGGAAACTCTTGCATCGCCGTAAACCTTTGCATTGCCGTAAACTCTTGCATTGCCGGAAACTCTTGCATTGCCGGAAACTCTTGCATTGCCGAAAACTCTTGCATTGCCGTAAATCCACGCATTGCCGGAAACCCACGCATCGCCGTAAATCCACGCATTTCCGAAATGTGAAAGATTTTCCTCTTTCTCGATGTATCCGCCGAACTCTCCAGTTTTGACAGACCCGAAATCACGCACTGCTCTGATCCGGTACAGTGTTTTTCCGAAAACTGTGAACGTTTCTTCTGTCAATTCGTATTTTTTCATTCTGATACCTCCTTACTCTGCCCACATCAGCACACGGATCAGTACCGCACACCATACTGTGATGGCAGTGCCGATAATATCGCGTTCACAAATCGTGCTGTACTTTCCCAGCCACCAGAACGTGAACGCTGCGGCTGCTGTGGCTACGATCGGGGCGAGTACAGCCGCTCCGGTTGTTTCTTCCGCTTCTTCTGTTTCTCTTCTTTTCATTGCTTGTCTCCTTTCCATACGAACCCGGTCAGCTCGTATAACTTTTTGGGACTGATGTATGTACTTCTTCGACTTGTTTGCCCTCTTTTGGTCGGCTTCGATCTGAATACCAGCCCGATATCCAGCTCACCGGACTCCATCCGATTAATCACTGTGCTCTGTTCCACTCCCAGAACCTTTGCGGCTACCCTTGTGGGTACCGGTTCAGGCGGGAATTCTGGCTGCTTACACTCCTGGAGTACTTCCAGAAGCATTTTTTTAAGTTCTTCCATTTTGCCACCTCACTTTCCTATTCATTCATCGTCAAAATCACGATCCAGAACAACAACAGGATTGCTAATGGTTTCAACATTTCCTTACCCCGCTTTCTGCTCTGCTTCCAACATTTCTTTGTCTCTCAACGCTGACAGATATGCTCTTGCTTGCAATTTTCCATTGATATCAAGAGATTCGAAAATCTCAGCAATTTTTTTTGCATCTTCTACATCTGTTATTGTTAATGCTTTTTTCATATGTTTTCGCCTCCTTTTTTGTTTTGATGACTACATTTTAAACTTTAGTTTTGTTTTTGTCAAGTCATTTTTATGACATTTTGTTCCTTTTTTGTATTGACCAAAACATTTTTATGTGTTACTATTGAAATCGCAGGAGGTGATAAAAATAGAAACTTATGAACGAATAAGAGATTTACGAAAAAACAAATTGCATTTATCACAATCCGAATTCGGCAATCGTCTCGGCGTAAGCAGAAGCGTTATTGCTAATATAGAATTGAATATGCTTGCACGCCCAGATCAAAAAGAACCTTTATATAAGTTGATCTGTAAAGAATTTGGAGTGAATTATGAATGGCTTACTTCTGGAAAAGGCGAACCTTATTCCGAAGAATTACCAGAGGATGAATATACAAAAGCTGTTACTGAAATAGGCATTAAGGATTTACAAGCTCGACAAGTAATTATTGATTATTGGAAACTTAATGAGTCTGATAAAAAACTTTTCCTATCTTTCATCCAACGCTTTGTGACAATAAAAAAACAGGAGGACTAATCCTCCTGCTGCTCCAATATCGTTTTTACAAATGTGTAAATCATTTTCCATGATTTTTCACTTTTTATTCGTTCCAACATTTGTAAAACTGCATTTTTGTACTTCATCCTATGTACCTCCCGATTACGTTTTCAAACATTTGTTCGAAATTTTGTTTTCATATTATCACAGAAGTATTTGTGATGCAACTGTTTTCGAACATTTGTTTTAGTAAAATTTTCCTTTCACTATATAAAACGTATCGGAAGCTAAAAAGTTGTGCGTTGTCCGGAATCCCGGACGCTTTTTGAAAATCACTTATACTCAGACTCATAAAGATCTGAAATAGTGGTTTTCAACCCTGCTGCCAACTGTTCCATAGTTGCCAGAGTTGGACTTACTCGACCGGTCACTATGTCACCGATCGTAGACCGGGGAACACCGGTCATAATTGCCGCCTGCCTGATCGACAGGTGGTGCTGTTCCAAGAATTGAGATAATAATATTTTCATGGTGTTATTATCTCCGGAAAAAGAAAAAGTATTCAAAGGAGAAAAGAGGTTATGGAATTTTACGACGATATGCAAGAACCCTATTGGTTAGACGAAGATTATCGTCAAATATCTGAACAATATTTTTCAGGTATGGAAGCAATAGAATCTGACTGGTCTGTCATGTATAACTTGAAAGACTACGAGGGCGAACGTGCTTCAATTTTCATACAAAATTGCAAAAATAATATTGAAGCTTTTAAAATCTGGAAGAAAATCAGTGAAAAATATAAACAAGACTCTCCTCCGTGTGTTCCTGCCTATAAACGTCTGGCGATGATTTATGAAAAACAGGGGCTTTACGAAAACGCTGCTGCCGTGTGTGTAGAAGCATTAACCATGAATGTAACAGTCGATGACACAAAAGCCGGCATGAAAGGACGATTAACACGTATGATAAAGAAAGCTGGACGTCAGCCCTCACAGCAAGAATTCCTGTTGCTGGAACCTGCAAAAATCACACTGCCTAAAGAAATCCTTCGTACACGCTGGGGTGATTACGAAATGCCTGACCATTACACTTTGGATATTCGCAAAGGTCCGCGTTACGACTTAAAAAAGATAAAGGAGAGCAAGCCATGAAACTGACATCCGGTTTTA